TGTATTAAGAGGTTGTTTATTTAAATCTCTATCTCTCCCAAAGCCACCTGTAATAGCCATAATCTCTCTTTGTTTTTCTGCTCTACCATACTTAACAATAAGATCACATATTCTTGGGGGTATTGCAGATTCAAAGTACCAATAGTAATTAGATATATTCATAGTTAATTGTTAAAATTATATTTAAACCGTTAGAAGTATTAGGTGAAAAAGAATATTTATTAGTAGCAGGAAACATTATAAATTCATTATTCTTTATAGGTAAATGCCAAGTTCTGTTTTTTCTTCTGTTGTCATCATGTTCGATGATACACTCTGAAGATCCTTCTTTAACATCAACACCATATATTAGTGTGTAGTCTGGTGAGTTACGTAAATCAACAGGTTCAACTTGATTTCTTGTCCAAGACTTTTCTTTAGGATGCATAACATTACCATGCATATTTTTGTGCACTAGTGTACGACCATATTCAACTCTCCAATGATCTCTAACGTAATCTTGCATCCATTGTAGAGGTTGAGAAAAAGGCACAATATAATCATCAAAAGCATAAGCTTTTGGATTAGTGTTGACTCTATTTTTTTTTATAAAAGATTCTATGATGTCGTTTCTTATTCTATCTCTGTCAATTTCAAAACCTTTTGGCATTTCAATCTTGCCATAATACAGATCAACCTCAGATAACACCACCTTCTGCATAAATTAAGTTAAGCTATTTTCTATATCCCAAGATTGACCAGACTCATTCCAGACGTAATACCATTTGTGAGTTTTGGCTTCGTTTTGTGAAGTTTGTTCCTCTGTTAATGCTGGTTCATCACCTATTGGTGATTGCCATCTTGCTTCCGATGTGTTTAAGACCCAACTAGCATAAGGTTTTTTACTAATGAAAATATCATTGTCCTCATCATAAATCATACCTATACCTGCGTAGTTACCTCTTAAAGGTGTTCCGCCTAATTTGTGTTGTCCGCCTTGTGTGTTATAAGATGTTTGTTTCCATAAGGGCCAGCTGTGGATTCTTTCCAAGAACTGTCTTCCTACTTCTTCATCTTCAATACCATCAGCATTTTGACAATCTTTATCAGCTACAACTTCGACGCTGATAACTTTATTGTTTGCTCCTAGTTTTGCGTAATGTGCCATAATGTTCTCCTTATATTATATTTTTTAACTTATGTAAATTCATTAATTTTGGAATTTATATCTTATAATTACTACTCCTGACCCACCTGCAGCTTGACCTAAAGTAGAGGAACAATACCCTGCTCCGCCACCACCGCCGCCTGTGTTTGCTCCTCCAGCAGTTCCATTTGTGCTTGGACCAAAACCACCATTTCCTCCGCCACCAGTTCCACCTGATGAACCATTTGGTCTATTACCACTACCACCGCCTCCACCACCTGCATAGGCTACTGGTGAACCTGTAATAACTGTAGTTGCTCCTGCTCCACCATTACCACCTTTTCCATCAGTTGCTCCTGCCGGTGCTCCTGGATCACCAGCTACACCTACAGCCGTAGCACCACCGCCACCGCCAGAACCTGTGTTATCAACTGTCACACCTCCACCACCATTGTTTCCTTGAGGAGGACTAACGGGTGGGGTATTTCCTGCACCGCCATCTGTGCTAGCAGGATTTGCTCCTCTTTGACCACCTCCACCACCAGATCCTCCTGCCACTCCGTCTCCTTGACCTGTTGGATTTGCAGCATTCATATTACCGCCACCACCACCAGCAGATGTTATGGATGAAAAAATTGAATTAGCACCACTTCCTCCTGTTGCGTTACAGTTAGGACTTGCAGCTCCTGCTGCTCCAACTGTTATTGGAAAACTTGTAGCTGAAACTTGTAAACCTTCACCAGCATCTAATGGGCTTGCTGTATATGGATCTGATGTGCATTTACCTTCTCTAAAACCACCAGCTCCACCGCCACCGCCAGATCCCCTTGAACCACCGCCACCACCAGCGACTACCATATATGAAACTTTATCTCCACCGCCTTTTGCATTTCCAACGTTACTAACCACAAAATTTGAACTACTAGTGAATGTATGTATTTTAAAATCTCCTGATTCTGTGATCGCACCACCAGTTGCTGATATGTAAGTGGCTGTTGAATCGTCATCAGAACCACATTGAAAAACTTGCCAACCCTCTGTGCCATCTACATAAACAAGTTGTGCTCCTGCATTATTTTGTTCTAATGAAGTACATGCACACTCGCCTCTAATTTTAGAACCGTTCCTACCAATAGTTATTGCGTTAGTTCCTGCTGTACCTGTGTAATCTTTTACGGCTATGATATCTCCTGCACTTGGTGATGCTGGTAAAGTTACTGTAATTGCTCCACCCGTTGTATTTATGAAATAACCATTTCCTGAAACACCTGTTAAAGGACCTGTTTTAGCTGTCGTACACCAATCAACTGTTCCTGTTCTACCAAATCCTGTTTGTGTAGCACCACAGGCTAAAGTTACTGCTGTGCCTGGTCCACCTAATTCTAGTGTGCTACCTGTTCTTTTTTCTATTTTATTTACTTTAATTGTACCCATAATTTAATTCCTATGCCGTAAATGTTCCACTTGATGTAAATACTCTAATAGTATTAGATCCACAAGTTAGGACTACGTTTCCTCCTGATACAGCAGGACTTGCATCTGATGTTGCGTGTTTAATAATAACTATTCCTGATCCACCTGCACCTCCAGCTGATAGCCTGTTTCCTGCTCCACCACCACCTGTATTGGCTGTGCCTGAACTTCCACTTGGTGTGGCACCTCCACCTGCTCCACCTGCTCCTGGTGTACCATTTGCTCCAGCATTTGGTGCACCACCTCTAGCTGCTCCACCTCCTGCAAAATATCTTCCTGGTGCTGGTCCTGGTGTACCATAAGTTGGAGCTTGAGGAGCTGATCCAAATATTGCTGTAGTTGCTCCTATACCTCCATCACCTCCTTGATTTGGTGTAGGTTGTCCTGGTCCACTTTCACCGACAGCAGCAGCTCCACCGCCACCACCTGATCTTACATTTGCTGATAATGCTGATCCATTTCCACCATCATTACCTTGAGGTGGACTAACTGGGGGAACATTACCATTTCCACCACAACCATAAGCAACTCCACCGCCACTTCCTCCATCATTTCCAATTCCTCCATTTACTCCACCGGGAGATCCACCTGCACCTCCTCCACCTGCAGAAGTTATCGTTGAAAAAACTGAATTAGTTCCATTACAACCTGTTAAAGAAGCTCCTGCTCCTCCAGCACCTACTGTAACTGTGTAAGGTCCACAATTTGATCCTACTGAAAATCCTGTAGCTGTTCTGTAACCACCTGCGCCGCCTCCGCCGCCTCCATAAGCTGGAGGTCCTGATCCGCCTCCTGCACCTGCCACAACCAAATACTCTACGTCGTATATAGTATTTCCGGTAACTCCTGCTGTAGAATCTTGAATATCCTGCCAACCTTTTGTCCCATCAACATATAATAAAGTTATTGCTTGATTTTGTGTAGCTAAAGTTGCGTTAGCACCACCACCATTAATTAAAGAACCATTTCTACATAATGTTACAGCTTTACAAGCTGCGTTCCAAGTTCCCCCATAATCTTTAAATGCCACAATGTCTCCAGCACTTGGAGAAGAAGGTAATGTAACAGTTACTGCTCCACCTGAAGTATTAACAAAATATCCAACTTTATTAGCGGCTGTAAAAGGAGAAGTCTTTGCTGTTGTACAAAATAATACAGCAGAAGCTGGATCACCAAATCCTGATTGTGATGCCCCTGGTGCAAGATTAACAGCACCACCACATCTACCTAACGTTACTGTTGCACCATCGACAACAATAGTCTGACCAGAACCTGATCCAACTGTCGTTGTTGTTCCACATTTTTTGATGATTGTTGAATCATCTGAAACTTTATTTATATTATCTACTTTAATTGTACTTGTCATAATTATTGAAATTTATATCTTATCATTACTATTCCTGATCCTCCAGTACCACCGGTTGTTCCTGGAGGTAATCCTGATCCTGGTCCTTGTCTTGAAGAACCTCCGCCACCTCCACCAGTGTTAGCAGTAGCACTTCCACCTGCACCGGGTGCTGCTGGACCCGGACCTGCTTGTCCACCTCCGCCTGTTCCTCCAGTACCATTAGTTCCTGCTGGATTACCTGCTCCTCCTTCTACTCCTCCACCTCCTCCACCTGCAAAATATCTTGTTGAAGAAACTGGACCTGGTGTTCCATAACTTGGAGCTGTTGGACCTATAAATGCATCAGCTATAAAAGAACCAATTCCACCTGGACCACCATTATTACTACTAGCTGATGTTCCAACTGCTCCTGCTCCTCCACCTCCTCCACCTGCTCTACAGGGAGAACCTGTTCCACCTGCTCCTCCATTATTTCCTTGTGATGGAGAAACTGGTGGTGTGTTTCCACTAAATACACTTGCTCCATTTGGGTTTTCACCTCTTTGTCCTGCTCCTGACCCTCCTGAACCATCTGCAAAACTTGGTGCAGCCACATTTTGTCCTGTACTTGCTCCACCTCCTGCTGATGTAATACTTGAAAAAATTGAATTTGATCCTTTAGTACCACAACCTCCACCTGCTGATCCACCTGCACCAATTGTAATTGGATATGTTGTTGATGCTGAAACAGGTAAACCTGTTGGATTTGCTAAAGGAGACATTGTTGGTGCTGATACACAAAGATCATTTGATACTCTAAAACCACCTGCTCCAGCTCCAGCCGATTGTGAATCACCTGCTCCTCCACCTCCTCCTGCAACTACAAAATAATCTACTGTGTTGTTTCCTGGTGTTGGTGCTGTATCAACTACTAGATTACTAGAACCTACAAATATATGAGTTCTAAAATCTCCCACATCTACAATAGTTCCTCCTGTTGCAACAATAAAATTAGGAGTTCCTGTAATATTAGAAGTTGAATCGTGAATATCTTGCCAACCTTTAGTACCATCAACGTAAATTAAAGTTACTGATTGAGATTCGGTACTTAAATTTGTATTAGAACACTCACCATTAATTTTTGATCCGTTTCTACATAATGTAACTGCATTAGAATCCCAAGTATTTGCGTAATCTTTTAAAGCAATAATATCTCCAGCAGAAGGTGAACCTGGAAGAGTGACTGTAATCGCTCCACCTGTTGTATTAACAAAAAATCCATCACCTGACACAGCAGTAAATGGGCTTGTTTTAGCTGTTGTACACCAATCTACAGTTCCAGTACGACCAAAACCTGATTGAGATGCACCACTTGCAAGTGTTACAGTTTTACC